AAGCCAGTGGTGGAAGATGGGCGACCACCCTGCTGTCGTTCCCATCGGCGCTAAGCTGACCGTACCCGTAAACCCGACGCAGGGCTGGTGCCCGACGCTCGAAGGAGGTCACGTCGTCACCCCCGGCGATTGGATCGCGACTGGCATACAGGGCGAGCATTGGCCGATCAAAGCCGACATATTCGAGGCGACCTACGCGCCTGTTAATGCCCGTCGCCTCTCTGCTCTATCCGCGATCCCATCTACGAGTGATGTGGGCGCGGGGCAGCGGGAGGCTATTACCGTGAATATGCTGGGCGAAGTCATGCAGGATGCGTGGGGGGAGATTTGCGACGACAGCGGTGCTCATCCGCTCGACATCAATCGGGTGCATGGCGTCACTTGGTACAACGCGGGCCATTGGACTGATCTGATCGCTCTACGGCTAAACGAACGGCTCGCTGCCCTTCGTACGGACACCCCCTCCCCATCCGAAGCGATGGTAGAGCGACTGCGGGAGGCGTTGCAGCCAAGCGCGGCGACGAAAGCGGCGTACATTGGCGAGTTCAGCTTCCTGATCGACATCGAACATGAGGGCGAGGAGATTACCCGCAAGCTAGATGTGCCGTGGACGACGATCAAAGAGATCATGGCCGCAATCCGCATCCGCGCAGCTCTCACAGACGAGGTGAAGCCGTGAGCGGGTACTACACGCAACCCGCCGAGGCAGTGCTGGGCGATCAAGTGATCTGTGACCGGTGCGGCGCGACGATGGCAACCTATGCCGATGCTTGCACGGCCGCATTAGATGACCCCTGTCCCGGATTCCTGACGATTGAGGATGCTGTTGCGCTCGCTAAAGGTGGATCACCCGCATGACCGACACCACAGATACCGTCAGCGCGAGCGAGGCGTTGAAGCCGTGCCCGTTTTGCGGATCGACTGCCGTCCGCGTGGTTAAGGGCCAGCCGGGTTGCACCTATGTCGTTTGTGAAGGATGCCGAGCATCTAGCGACGACACTCGCGGCGTCGAAAAGTGGAACACCCGCGCCACTCCACCAATCCAGACAGGTGCGCTGGCAGATGCGCTAGGTCTGACATGCGAAGCAAATAACGGCGGACTGCATGACGCTATGGGCTCTGGTAAGGATTTGTTCTGTCCTAAGTGTGGGCTAATGCTGCGCCGTCATGCTTACACCTTGCCGCATGTCACGCCTAAGCAGTTCCGCACCGCCCTCGCCTCAATCGGTGAAGCACAGAGCGATTATGTGATGGTGCCGCGTGTTCCGACCGAGGCGATGGTTCAGGCTGGTCGTCGCCCGGAGCGCGGCGACCCTCTTGGTGATCCTGGCATGTGCTACTTGGTTTCGGAGGTAAAGCGCATTTACCGCGCCATGATCGCCGCATCCTCATCCCCTGCACAGAGCGATGGAGAGACGTTGTGAGCGGCAAACTTGAGCGGGCCGCATCGGCGGTGTCCGGCCACATGGGCGCAATCGTGGACCTATTCCATCCCGGCGCGAAGATTACCGTGATCGTTCGCCCGACGCACTTCAACGATGACGGAAGCCGCGACTTCCTGATGACCGACGACGATCTGGCGGAAGTGACCGCGCTGATCGACCGCCGAGTGTCTGCACAGAGCAAGGATCGCCCATCATGAGAGATGAGATTGATCGCACCGTGGCGATAGAAGCCGTCATGAAAGAACGCGAGCGCCTTGAAGAGTGTTTCGTGTGGGATCATTCACCTGGCAACGAACGTGATTATTGCGCCCATCTTGTTGATGCTGTTTTCGCCGTCCGCGCACGCCTTATCGAGGGAGAGGGTCAGTGATAGACCGCGCATCATTAATCCACGACCTAGAAAAACGCATCGCCTACCAGCGCGAGCATGGCGGCGACATAATGGATTACGGCATACCCGATCCACTCGACGTGCGCTTGCTTGACTTTTTGAAGGGCGCGAAGTCGTGATAGACCAGCCACCCGCTTTCGTCTGCCACGTCACGGCTGTGTCTGACGGCGATACCTTTCACTGCCAAGAGCGCCCCGTTCGCGTTCGTCTGAAGGACATAGACGCCCCGGAGATTCACGGTTGCCGCAAAGGCCGTATCTGCGCACCCGGCGATGGATATGCCAGCAAGGCCGCGCTAACCCGCATCCTCGCCAGCGGCACCGTGCATTGCGTCCAGTACGGCACCGATCGCTACAGGCGACCACTGGTACGCTGTCGGGTCAACGGTCAGGACATAGGCCAGACCATGCTTTCCACCGGCTACGCTGTGACGTGGCCTTATCGGGGGAAGGGGCGATGATGGATAGCCATCTGCTAGAGCGATGCCGGACACCGGAGGGATGGTGTGAAGCCTTTGCAGCGAAGGGCGCGCATGTTTCGCCACGGTCACTACGGGCCAACGCGCGCAAGCTGGGGGCATGCTACGTCCTAGGCGGCGCGATGCTGATATCCCCCGAACAAATCGACATTATCATGGAGGACGGCGCGTGCCACTCGAACCGTACAAGCGAGGCCCCGTCTGGTGGGCGAAGGGCCGCGTCGAACTCAACGGGCGCGGTATCACGGACTACATCCGCGAAAGCACTGGCGCATCTACAGAAGCTGGCGCGCGGGACTGGATCAACGCGCGGCAACAGCAGGAAGAGCGCCGCCACCTCTTAGGCGAAGATCATGCCCTGTCGTTCGCGGAAGCAGTCATGCTTTACCCGGCTAACCGGGACACTGCTAAGCATCTGATTCCGGTGGTCGCACGGTTGGGCAATCTGCCCGTCACCAAAATCACCGCCCGCATGATCCGCGACCTAGGGCGCGAGCTATACCCGAACAATTCTACGGATAGCTGGAAGCGCTGGGTTATCGCCCCCGCTCGCGCCGTCATCAACAACGCAGCCGATATGGAGAAGTGCCCGCATATCCGGGTGAAGGGCTACACCGACAAAGAGCGGGTCGCACATGACAAGAAGCGGGGCAAAAAGAGTCGCCCGTCAAAGACACCAGGCTCATGGGAATGGCTGCTAGCGTTTCGAGAGCATGCCCCCGACCGGCTGGGCGCGCTTGCCCTCTTCATGTTTTCAACCGGCGCGCGCATCGGTCAGGCCATAGCCATGCACCCCGACGCGCTCGACCTCGACAATCATCTGGTCACGATCCCCGGCGCGAAGGGCCATGATGACCGCACCGTGAAGATCCCGCCAGAGCTGGTCGATGACCTGCTAGCACTGGCCCCGCGCATCCCCCGCGGCTGGACCAACCGGAAGAGCAACCTTCGCGTCTTTGGATACGCAGAACGGTTTGGCCCGCTCAAGGCATGGCGCACGGCATGCACGAAAGCGGGCATCGCCTACCTGCCCCCGCACTCTGCTGGTCGGCACGGCTTTGGACAGGAAATGCGGGTGCGCCAGAACGTCGATAAAAAGGCGATCGAGCATGTCGGCGGATGGTCAGCAAAGGGCGATATGGTGGACCGCACGTACACGCATGCGGAGGATGCCGACACCAAGATTTTAGAGGCTCTTCGTACAGGGCGCGTACAAGCCGAAATAAAGACTGGCCTGAAACTGGCTAAAATGCTAGGGAAACAGACATGATGAACCCTTCTTTCGGGAGGCAGGGGCCGGAGGTTCGAATCCTCTCTTCCCGACCAGTTTTCCGCCGTTTTCTGCGGTGTGCGATTGGTCAGCCTCGTAGAACCTTGCAAGAACATTCGCGCACTGATGCGGAACGCTCGTACATATTCGGTACGTGGTGGGTGGCATGACGGTCGCGGCGCTCTACGTCGAAACGGGTGGATGCTACTTCGGCCTGCCTGGCGTTGATGCTTGGGACCAGCAACGCGACGCGCGCCTGTATGCTGGCCCGCATCCGGTCGTCGCGCATCCACCTTGTCAGCGGTGGGGCAAGCTATGGGCAGGGCAACCGCTGTTCATCAAGCGCACCGGCATTCGCAAGATTAAGGGTGATGACGACGGCTGCTTTGCCGCTGCACTTGCTGCCGTTCGCCAGTGGGGAGGTGTCATCGAGCATCCGTGGGGATCTCATGCCTGGCCTGCGTTCGGGTTGAATAAGCCGCAGCGCGAAGGGGGTTGGGTATCAGCCGACTATCTCGGTGCCGGTTACTACGGCTGGACATGTTGCGTCGAACAAGGGCGCTATGGCCACTACGCGCGCAAGCCGACGTTGTTGTACGCCGTCGGCTGCGATCTGCCCGAGCTAGATTGGGGTATCGGTGAATCTCGCCTTGATCCGGCAGTTATCGAACGGATGGGCCTTGCTCGCGCAAAGCGACTTGGCGAGGTTGGCGCGAAGGGTGGCGGCACTGATAGCAGCCCCCGCATCGGAACTCCGCCTGCATTCCGTGATTTGCTGCTGAGCATCGCGCGATCTGCCCTGTCGGATGCCAAGGCCGCATGACCCCCTCCCTACAAGCTGAGATAGAACGTCTGAACGGAGAGAAACAATGAGTGATCTGTTGAGGCTGGCAGAACGCGTCGAGATGCAGTCGGGCGCTAATTCTGACGTTGACCGCTCCATACAGGCTGTGCTGGCCGGGGCTATCGAGGAATGGCAAGATACCCGCGATAGTTGGGCATACCACCGCGACGGCCACTGGGTTAGCATCGGGCCTATCTTGCCTTACACCGCCTCGCTAGATGCCGCGATGAGGCTAGTGCCGGAAGGCATAGCTTGGACGATCGATGGCGGCGATCCGGCTTGCCAAGATAGCGCCTCTCTCGGCTATGCTCCAGAACCCGGTCGGTTGATGAATCCGTCATGGACCGCCGGCGGAGATACCCCAGCATTGGCTTTATGCGCTGCCTCTCTCCGCGCTCGCGCTGAGATAGAACGGTTGAAGGAGTTGGGATGATGGCGA